AATGGGTTGGTTTAGTGATTTCTTTAGTGACCCAATAGGGACCATTGGCAAAATTGGCCAGGGCATTATTGATGTCGTCGTTGATACGATTGGCGACGTAGTAGAATGGTTTGTTGACGTACCCGACATGGATGTTGTTGAAGCACAATATCAAGGTGGCCTGGTCAACAAACAAAGCACGGTTGCCGCAATACCTTTGGTTTATGGCCAGCGTAAAATCGGAGGCACAAGGGTTTTTGTAGCAACCAGCGGGTCCGATAATACATATTTATACATTATCCTGGCTATATCAGAGGGCGAATGTCATAGCATTGGCGACGTGTATGTTAACGACGTTTTAAGCACGGATTCTAAATATTCCGGATTATTAACGCTGACCAAATACACTGGCACGGATACCCAAGTGGCAGATTCGACATTTGTTAACGCAAATATTGGATGGACCGCGCAGCATAAATTATCAGGCGTGGCCTACATTGCCGCCAGGATAAAGTGGGACCAGGACGTTTTTGGAGGTATCCCCACTATCCATGCAATCGTCCAGGGTATCAAAGTGTTTGACCCGCGCACGTCGGCAACCGCCACCCTGGCAAACAGCGCAAACCCGGCATTGTGTTTGCGGGATTATTTGACTAATGCCAGGTATGGCAAAGGCTTAACGTCAGCGGCAATTAATGACGCGTCATTTATAATAGCAGCCAACAAATGTGATGCCCTGGTTAGCCCTTATTCTGGTGCTGGAAACCAAAAAATCTTCCAATGTAATGGCATTATCGATACCAACAAAACGCTAATTAATAATGTTAAATCATTGTTATCAGGTATGCGCGGCTTAATGCCGTATCAGCAGGGACAATATAGCCTAGTAATTGAAGATGAGGGAAACCCATCTTTTGCGTTTAATGAGTCGCATATTATCGGCGGTATTTCGATTCGCTCAGAATCTAAGAAAACCAAATTCAACCGAATAATAGCCACTTTCCCGGACCCGAGTGCCAATTGGCAAATGAACCAAATCGAATACCCGGTGGCTGGTAGTACGGAAGAATCTGGGTATTTAGCACAAGATGGTGGCATTGAATTAAGCAAAAATATGGATTTGCCAACAACGACCAATATATATGCCGCCCAAGACATTGCAGAAATTGCGCTAAAACGATCGCGTGATGGTTTGTCGGTATCGTTTAAATCAACCAGCGAGGCTTTAAATGTAGCAGTTGGTGACATTGTTTCGGTGACACATTCGACCCCCGCATTTATTGCCAAACAATTCAGATGCCAACGATTAATTTTAAATTCAGATGGCACGGTTAATGTTTCGTTATTAGAGCATCAAAACAACATTTATCCCTGGGCAAGCAAAACCGAGCAAGCCAGCAGCCCGGACACTAATTTACCTAACCCGTTTGTTGTCGCTTCACCTTTGCCGGACAACATAACCGAGGAGTTATACACCACCGTAAATTCTGTGGGCACTCGATCAAGGGCGACGTTTAATTGGAACGCGCCCCAGGATGCGTTTGTGGTTAATTACGAGGCTGAATATAAACTGACCGCATCGTCGGCGTATACATTCATTGGATTGACCAGCGCATTAAGCGCAAGCATTGATGATATTCCCGCTGGAACATACGATTTTAGAGTCAGAGCCATTAACGTATCGGGTGCAAAGTCTAGCTTTGCTGATTTAAATAATAAAACTATATCAGGATTAACCGCCGTACCTGGTGACATTAATAACTTCTCCATTCGTGCCCTGGACGGTCAATGCCATTTAACCTGGTCCCGCGTTTTAGACCTTGACGTGATAAATGGTGGTTATGTTCGTATTCGTCATAGTTCATTGGTCGCAAACTCAACCTGGGAAGATGGGCAAGACATTGGCGAGGCAATTGCCGGCAGTCAGACAGCAGCCGTTTTGCCATTATTGGCCGGCACATACATGGCCAAAGCCGTGGACGAGGGTGGGCGCTTTAGCACTAACGCAAAAATTGCCGTGACAACGGTGCCCAATATTGTCGATTTCAATGCCGTTTTGACAACCACTGAAAACCCATCTTTTGGCGGCGTAAAAGATAATATGTTAGTCGCAAATAATATATTAAAACTAGATTTGGGACCGCGTTTTTTATTAACTGAGGCCAGCGATTTTTTGATTGCAGAGGATGGAAGAAAGTTAGCGCGCGAAGTTGGTGAGGCTGGTGTAGTTGAATCAAGTGGCTCTTATTATTTTGCAAATTCCGTGGACCTTGGACAAACCTATACCAGCCGTTTGACTGCCAAATTAGCGTCGGCCGTTTCGCTTGTTTCAGATTTGGTTGATTATCGCACCGCGAATATTGATACCTGGCAGAATTTCGACGGCGCAAGTTCAGACGCAATTACAGCGGTTTTACAGCTTAGAACGACACAAAACAATCCGGCATCAAATCCAACCTGGACAGATTGGGCACCCTTTTTGGTGGGAGACTATCACGCCAGGGGCTTTGAGTTTAGGGTAATTGTTACCAATACAGATTCAACCTATAACATCAATATAACGGCCCTGGCGGTGACAATAGATATGCCAGACCGTATTGAAAAAGAAAGTGATTTTTCAGTCGCGGCAAACAGTACCGCCGTTTCATTTGGCAGCAATTTTAAAGCGGTCCCCGTCATTGGCGTGACGATGAACGATTCAAATAGCGGCGATTATTTCAGAGTAACCAGCAAAGCCAGGACAGGTTTTACGGTCCAGTGCTTTAATTCATCAAATAATGGGATTGTCAGATCAATAAATTGGCAAGCCGTCGGTTTTGGAAAAGAGGCAGCATAATGGCACAACACGATTATGACATAGCAAACGGGACCGGCGCAGCGGTCAGGACGGACATTAACAACGTCCTAGACGCGGTGGTCAGCAATAATAGCGGGAGCAATTCGCCTGGTACTACTTTTTCATATCAGCAGTGGGCAGATACAACCGCAGGTCTTTTAAAGATCAGAAACGGCGCAAACAATGCCTGGGTGACAGTGGGCACATTAGACGCTGCAAACCTGGGCCTGGCGAAATTAGCCAGCCCGGCCTTAACGGGCAATCCGACAGCCCCAACACCATCCAATGGTGATAATGACACCTCAATCGCTACAACCGCCTTTGTAAAAACTTTAGTTGATTCGGCAGTGGCAACGGCAGTGGGTAATTTGACAGACGCAATGATGCCACAGGGGTCAGTTTTGCAAGTCAAAACTTTTAGTTCAATTACGGCAGAACATACTCAATCAACTTCTTATGTTGGTTCGGCCTTAACGGGTGCAATTACGCCCTCAAGTTCATCAAATAAAATATTAATAGTGGCTAATATCACAGTTCAAAATTCCTACAACATCGCTGGAGGGCCAGTGAATATAACCGCATATAGGGGGGCAGGAGCAGGAGCGAATCTTAGTGGAACTAATCTTGCAACTTTTGCAAACTCACAACTTGGCCCATCATTTGGTGTATATGACCCAATTGGAGGTACAAACTCAGGCGGTGATCGTTGGGGTCAATTAAGCATTAATACTCTTGATTCACCGAACAGCAGTTCAGCCGTTAATTATACGATTGCATTTAGAAATCAATATTCAAATCGTAGAGCGTCAATTGGCGGAAATACATCGTTTCCAGCAATGTCAACAATGACACTAATGGAAATTAAGGGGTAATTTATGGCAGACGTAAAGATTAGCGAATTACCAGCATTAACGTCGATTAGCGGTGCTGATGAATTTGTTGTTAATGATGGTGGCACAACAAAAAAGATTACATCGACAAATTTGCTAGGCGGTTTTGTCACTAAAACAGGGACAAATGGGGCGGCAAATATACCTACGGGAACCACTGCGCAGCGACCTTCTGCGGCAGTTGGTTTATTACGCCATAACTCTACTCTAAACCAGTTTGAAGGATATAACGATGGAGAGTGGGGCGCGATTGGTGGTGGAGGGCCGAGCCTTGGTACTGACTCAATCATACGAACCAATGCCCAAGTCATAAACGAGAACATAACAATTCCAGCTAATACCAACGGCAGCACCATTGGAGATATTACTGTAAATGCTGGAAAAACGGTAACAATCACAAACGGCTCAACATGGGTGATTCTATGAGTTTAATTAAGTCAAATAACATAACCAATGTCGCAGGTGGCATACCAACAGTGAAGGGTCAGCAGTTAATACCTTCGGCTTGGGTTAGCTTTAATGGTACTGGTGGTACAGCAATACGAGGGAGCGAAAACGTAAGTAGTTTAACCGATAATGCACAAGGAAAATTTACTATAAACTTCTCTACTGCTATGGCTAACATTAACTATTCATTTTCTGGCTCCATGTCTTCTGCTCCCGATGACACTGCTAGAGGGCCGTCAGGGATATGTCCAAACAAAGATAGTGTTAGAACAACAACAGCACTACCAGTTGTAACCTTATTAGGGTCTAGGTCTGATACTTCTGGAGTGCTTTATGACGCTATCTATAACGATGTTCTAGTAATGGGAGGCCAAGCATAATGAGTACAATCAAAGTAGGTACACTCCTAGCGGCTGACGGCAGCACAACAACTCAGCCAAGTATCCCAGCATTAGAAACTCGTATGGCAAAGGCTTGGGTGAACTATGACCAGAAAGATACGGTTCAAGTGAGAAGTTCATATGGCGTGAGCAGTGTTACAGATTTTAGCACTGGAATACATTTAGTAAATTTCAGCACTGCTATGGCAAATGCCAATTATGCAGTGTCGGTAACTATGAATGGAAGTGGCACAACAGCAGCAGGTTTCGCCATGAATGAGCAGAACAATAACACCACTGGTTTGGCAAGAAATGTTATATATGCAAGTGGTTCTTTGGTTGACGCAGACTGTATTCACACAATCGTATTTGGAAATTAAAGGAACAAACAAATGGCATCAACGATAAGAGGAAGTGACAACTTTGATACAGTTGGTAGTTCTAACACTAGCACTAGGCTGGCAAAGGCTTGGGTGAACTTCAATGGTGTAGGTAGTGTGGCTATTAGAAATAGTTTTAACGTCAGCAGTATCACCGATACTAATACGGGTAACTTTTTTATTAACCTAGCCAATAATGTTGCTCAACCAGATTATTCAGTAGTAGCTTCAAACAATTATGTAGCTGCCCCTTATTACACTAATAGAATTTTAGATGTAGGTGTTACGGGATTTCGTTTGTATCTTATTAGACCATTATCTGGTCATGCAGATACGTCTATAAATACAGCAGTAATATTTACCTCATAAACTAAGGAACAAACAAATGAAAATTATATATCAAGAAGCAGACGGAAATGTTTGCGTAATTACACCAGCAGCTAACTGCACACTTAGTGACGCAGAGACAGCCGCTAAAGATGTACCAACGGGTTTGGCTTACAAGATTGTAGCTGACGATGTTGTACCCTCAGACCGAACTTTCCGCAATGCGTGGATAGTTGATGCAGATACTTTAACAGATGGAGTAGGCGAATGATTACTGTAGACATGACCAAGGCAAAGGTAATTGCCCACGATGCTCGTAGAGTTTCACGTAATAAACAGTTTGCACCCTTAGACATTAAGGCCACCATCCCTGCTGAATCTACAGCAGCAGAAGCAGCAAGGGCAGTCATCCGTACCAACGATGCAGCACTTCAAGTAAGTATGGATGCAGCCTCAGATGCAGCAGCACTAAAGGCTTTGATGCCAGCAGGAGAATAATCTATGAGCAAGGCAAGAAAAGCTATCGTTTAATGTGGTCCACAGTCGGTGAGGTTTACGCGGTTATGATTCAGCCCGCCCCGGTGGGCCAAGTTGTCGTGGCCGAACCGCAAACCGACCAGGGGCAAAATAATGAGCGATTTGCAGTTCGGAAAATAAACGGGGTCCTGGCGTATGAAAACCGGGGTCCTATTTCGACACTTTATTGGGTGGCCAAACGATGATGGGTTATTTTAATGCTTCTTGAAATGGCCGCTTGTTCAGCGGCTTACTCCACCATAAAGCAATTCGTGGGCAGTGGACGGGAATTGATAGACTGTTCAGCGGCCGTTATTTCATATTTTGACAATAAAAGCGCCCTGGCAAAAAGGGTCGAAAATTCTACGGGTCCAAAAAATGAACTAGAAGAATTTTTGGCACTAGAAAAAATCAAA